TGTAGGCACCGCATTCTTCGGCCCGTTCGAGGATGAGGAAACAATCGAGGCGTATTTGGCTGCAAAACGTCAAAAACGGGAAGATTCCTACATTGATTGGGCGAATATCACCGTTATGCGCGGCAAGGATGCCCGAGAGCTCGATTCCGAGGAAGCAGGGGAGCGGGAGTCGCATTTTTCGTCTTCAGCGCCGGTAAACGTACTCGACCGACGGATTTTTGCCCAACAGCACGGTGGACACGTACCGGGCGTAGGACAAGTCGTTGGACAAGCTCAGTAACCTCAATCCGCTCTCTGGAGCCGAAATTGACGCCCCCTTACCGGTGGCGGACGGCTTGAGGGGGGCGGAACTCGATCCACTGGAGAGTACCGTTGTCGGAACCCAACGAGGAAGTGAGCAGCCAAGAGATCACCAAGGCCGATGGCTCAAAAGAGGTAATCAACCGGAATAACCTTGGGCAGTTCGCCAAGGGAATCTCAGGCAACCCGGCAGGGCGACCGAAAGGGAGCAAGAGCCGGACGCTCATAATCAAACAAGCAATGGAGGAAGCCCTGACCCGCGATGCGGCAGAGGCTTTCCACGAGATCGTAGATACAGCCATCGAGATGGCAAAGTCGGGGGACAAGGACATGATTAAGTTCGTCCTTGGCGACGTTTTGAAAGAAGCGCGTCGGGCGGACGGATCAGAGGAAGATAGTAAGAAGATCGGCAAGATCGAGATAACCTTCTCACCCTTCCAAGGCGAATCCACGAACGCCGTACAAAAGGTGATCGACGGAGAGTTTGAGGAAATAAAGGGTCACACGAAGCGTGACCTGCCTTGAACAACACACCAAACCATCCCCCTAGCTAGGAGATTAACACATGAGCAAAAGCTCTCAGAAGCCGGAATCCGCTGGTAGCGGCTACGGTACGGACACCCCGAAGAACTCGCAGAGTATTGTGAGCCAAGGGAAGCCCGGTCACAAAGCACCTGCCCTCGGCAGCGTCAGCGTCGTGCCGGATCGCAAATCACCCGAACAGTCTCGCGGAGGTAAGAACTAATGGCACAGAACATCAAAGGCGCACGTCAGTTTCAGGACGTGTTTGGGGAAGTGATCCCCTTCAACGCCACCGTTGACCCGGCAGCTTTCGCAGACGACGAGTCTCAGGTCGTATCGGTCACGGTTACCGGCGCGGCTGTTGGTGATTTCGTACTGGTATCACCGGGCGTTGACATGCAGGAAGGTCTAATTTCTGCCACCGTCATCTCTGCGAATACGGTAGAGATCGTCATCGGTCACGTTGGCGGCGATTCGACTGACCTCGCGTCCTCGACTTGGTACGGTGTCGTACTGAAGAAGGGTGGTGCATTCGGTAATCTGTAATGCCGGTTGAGCTTACAGATAGCGCAAAGCGCAAACTGAAAGAAGCAGAACGCAAGGGCTTGCTCGGGAAAGGGCTTGCTCGGCGCGCTGCGGACTCTATTACCAAGCGCAAGGGTCGCAACAAAGAGGCGATGGATATCGCCCGTCGTGCCCTTGCCCAATCAACGGACAAGCACCAATGAGTCAGAAAGCACCAAAGCAAGATAACAAAGGCTACGGCTTGAAAGCCGGTGCCGGTCGCCCGTCTCCGCAATCGCGGAAGTCGGAGCAGGATGGTCAGAACCGTCTCCTGAAGGAGAGCGACTTCAACGACCGCAACCGTATGGTAGGTAACGAGTAATGGCACAGAATCGACGTGTAACAGCATACGCCAGTACCGCCCGTACTGCCACCCCCTCCGACGTTGAGGTTCCTCAAAAGAGTGGGGACTCCGGTCGTGGTATCATCGTCACTATCGACGTAACCGCCATTACCGCCAGTCCCTCGGTTGTCTTCAACATCCGAGGAAAGGATGCACTCTCCGAGAGTACGTACCTCATTTTGGCGTCAGCCGCCGTAACCGGAACGGGTACCACGGTACTGATGATCGGTGAGAACATGATAGACGAAGCCAATTTGTCTGCCAACGCTCTCATCCCGAATACCATCGTGGTAGACCCGGTACACGGTGACAGCGACAGCATCACCTACACCGTATCGGTGGAGATTGTTAACTAGCCATTTTTGTGTACAAGGGGTAATTTATGGCGCGTACCGTCACGCTTCCATTCCAGTTGCATGACGCGCAGCGCGAGGTCCATGAATCGCCCTCACCGTGCAAGGTCGTGCTCGCTGGACGCGGCTGGGGCAAGACCCGGTACGCAGCCATCGACGCAGTGAGCAAAGGACTTGAAACGGTCAATTGGTGTGGGAGGGAACTCACGACGGAGGCAGAGGTCATGTACATGGCACCTACCTTCGACCAAGCCAAGGGTATCTTTTGGCCCGTCCTCAAGGAAGTGGCAGAGCCGGTTACCTTAGCAGCCCATGAGAACACCTGTCTCCTGACCCTTATCAACGGGGTCCGGATACGTCTCAAGGGAATGGACAACGAGGATAGGGCACGGGGATTTATTCTCCGTCACGCTATCCTAGACGAGTACGCGGACATGGAAGAGACCGCATGGTCGGTCGTCACCGGTCCCTCGGTGATGAAGACCAACGGTACCGTCCTCTTTATCGGGACACCGAAGCGGGGACGCCCACACTTTCCAGAGTTGCTGGAAAAGGCGTACAACGAGCCTGATGACCCGGAACATGGGTTCCCTTTGTGGTCAGGCTTCCAGTTCCCCTCCAGCAGCAACCCGTGGCTCGATGAGCAAGCTATCTCCGCGATAGCCGCAACCATGAGCTACGAGCGGATGCGAGAGGAGCTTGAGGCAGAGATTCTTGCCGAAGGCGGAAACTACCTCCACCCCGATTGGTGGAACTTCGATCCGCACGAGCCACACGACGGATACTTCGTTGTTGCTGTAGACCTCGGTGGGTTCACCCCCGCCCCTGGCAACAAGCACATGAAGGAGCGCAGGGATGACACAGCCATTGCCATCGTCAAAATCCACAGCCGAGGCTGGTGGGTCAAGGAAATCCAGTACGGACGATGGGATACTCGTGAGACGGCTCTGCGAATCGTTCGAGCAGGTAGGAGTTGCGATGCAGTGCGTATTGGCGTCGAGAAAGGCTCGCTCTACAATGCCGTGTGGCCTTACCTCTCAGACGTTATGGCACAATTTGGTCAATTCCGGAAGGTTGAGCCGCTTACTCACGGTAATCAGCATAAAGAGGACCGCGTTATGGCGTCCCTCGAAGGACGGCTCCAACGCGGACGAATTACCCTTAATTGTTCCGAGACGCTTGCACCCAACGAGCGACCACAGTGGGCGCAAACCCTAATCAAGCAGGCGGCGGACTTTCCGGCACCTAGCACTCCCGACGACCTCATCGACGCCCTCTCTTACGTCGATCAACTTGGTAAGACTCCCTTCTGGCAGTACTCCGAGGAAAAGCAGGATCAGTGGGAGCCAGTAGACGAAATCGTAGGACTCTAATATGCCGACACTTGTAGGCTCCCTAGCCGACAACAATGACACCAACGCAAAGCAGGGTTCTAATACGGACTTGGTTTCGTGGGTCATGGAGCGAGTAGACCGGTGGCGGGATGACCGCGACCAGACGTACGAGAAGGTTTGGGGCGAGTACTACCGCCTCTGGCGCGGACGGCACATAGACGAGGACAAGACCCGTTCCACGGAGAGGTCACGCCTCGTTAGTCCGGCACTCGCGCAGGCACTCGAAATGACCGTCGCGGAGCTTGAGGAAGCTACCTTCGGGCGTGACGCTTGGGTCGATATCATAGATGAGACGGGAGACCCGGATCACACGGATATCAACGGCATCCGCCGCCAGTTCATTGACGACATGGCAATGGACAAGGTACCGGAAGCCATCACTAACACGTTCATGCACGGTGGGCTATGGGGCACCCTCGCAGCCAAGGTGGTTGTTGAGGAACAGAACACCACCCTAGCCACCAAAGACGAAAACGGCAAGTACATCATCGCACACGAGCCGCGAGTAGCGGTCAAGGTCGTAGCGATACCTCCGATGGAGCTTATCCCCGACCCGGATGCAGAATTTGTCGATGATATGCTCGGAATCGTACATGAGGTCACCAAGCCTCGCGCTTGGTTGCTCCAACAGCCGTACGGACGGGCATACGCCGCAAGTATCTCTCGGGTACCGAACCATGACGAAAATAAAGTCACGCTAGGCGACCCGGAGGCTCTGATTGCCTCCCAACCCAACCAAGTACTTGTCACAGAGTACCACGGGCTTGTACCAAAAAGGCTTCTCCCGGCAAATGCACCCAAGCCGCGCATAGTAGATGCACTGGCGGCAGCAGAGATCGAGACCTCCAGTACGGCGGATTCTCGGGGAGAATTGGACGACGACGGTGAAATGGTGGAAGCCATCGTCACCATCTTCGATAAGAAGGCCCAAGGAAGGGCAATCGAAAACCCCTTCATCCACAACGACCGCAGCATCGTAGCCGCGCCGTTCGAGCGCGTACCGGGCCGATTTTGGGGTCGGGGCGTCATGGAGAAGGGCTACAATCCACAGAAGGCACTCGACGCCGAAATCCGTACCCGTATGGATGTTATGGCGCTCATCGCAAACCCGATGCTTGGTGCGGACCAGACCGCCCTCCCTCGTGGTTTCGACCTTCGCGTACGACCGGGGAAGGTATGGCTGACCAACAGTTCGCCAAAAGAAGCGTTACACCCAATGGCGTTCCCGAATTTGGACCCTGCAAGTTTTTCGCAGACCTCGGAAATGGAGAGGATGGTTCAGATGGGAACTGGTGCGATGGACACTGCAACCCCGCTGGAGGCAAACCGTCGAAACGAAACCGCAACCGGTACCTCGCTAATTGCAGGCACGTTCGTCAAGAGGTCCAAGCGAGCGCTTCGGACCATAACCAATAGCTTCCTGAACCCGCTGATCCAGAAGATCGTGTGGCGTCGGATGGACTACGACACGACGAACTACCCGCAGGACTTCAACTTCCGCGTGTCCAGTACCCTCGGTATCGTGGCACGGGAGATCGAGCAGAACCAGATGAC